GCGCGAACCGCTCATGCTGGGCATCTCTACCGCTGGCGTGAAGACGGACAGCACGGGTGGCGACTCGCTGTGCTACACGCTGCACCAGTACGGACAGCGGGTGGCCTCCGGCGAGGTGACCGATCCCGCTTTCTACTACGAATATTGGGGAGCGCCCGAAGGTGCAGATCACACTGATCCTGCGGTTTGGGAATCTGCTAATCCGGGGTTCGATGACATCGTGTCCGCTGAGGATTTCGCTTCAGCGGTACTCCGCACGCCCGAAAATGAGTTTCGCACTAAGCGGCTCAATCAGTGGGTGTCGACTGCGCAAGCGTGGTTGCCCGCCGGTACATGGGAAGCGTGTGAGGACGGCGACCGGGACATACCTGACGGTAGTGAAGTAGTCCTAGGTTTCGACGGGTCATTCAACAATGACTCTACGGCGTTGGTAGTCGTCGCAGTCCCGGAGGGAGACAAGCCGCCCCACGTTGACGTGGTAGCGGCATGGGAAAAGCCGCAGGGTTCCATGAACGACTGGGCTGTCCCGGTTATCGACGTTGAGGACGAGATTCGCAAAGCTTGCCGCCGTTGGCAGGTTCGGGAAATCGTCTGTGACCCGGCGCGTTGGGCGCGCTCGTATCAGATTCTCGAATCGGAAAACCTCCCGATTGTGGAGTATCCGCAGTCTCCGGCGCGCATGATCCCCGCTACTCAGCGGTTCTATGAAGCCGTGATGAACAAGACGGTTTCACACAGTGGCGACCAGCGACTAGCGCGGCACCTAGCTAACTGTGTGGTGCGCACGGACTCGCGCGGATCGCGCATTAGCAAGGACTCTAAGGGCTCGCCCCGAAAGATCGACCTTGCCGTGTCCGCTGTGATGGCGCTTGACCGCGCATGCACTGAGCCGGAGACCGCTCCGGAACCGCAGTTCTTTAGCTGGGCTGATCTATAGGAGTCACCATGCGGAAGCAACTTCTCACGTGGGGAGTTGCCCTCAAGCGCGCAGCGCGGGCGAAGTTCTCGGATGCTTGCGACGTGGTGGGTATCGGCTGCCTTGTGGGGGCCGCATGGTGGTGGATTCCGGTCGTTGGGCTGGTCGCTACGGGTGTCGCGCTTCTCTTTATCGGATGGGTGACACATGAGTCTAGCTAGACGCTCCGTAGAAAAGCGGGCGTTCCTTCCCAGCGGATCGGGTGACCCGTGGGCAATCCCCACGAACGGCAGCCTTGCCGCTGTTACCACATCGGGCATGCCCGTCACTGAGTCAACGGCTATGAGCCTTCTCAGCGTGCATGCGTGCGTCCGTCTGCTCTCGGATACCGTGGCCAATCTGCCCTTTGACGCTGTGCGCATGGGTGGCGATAACGTACACAAGTCGATATCCCCTCAGCCTGCGATCATCTCGGACCCATTCGGCGGAGCGTCGGAACCGGGGCTACCCAAGCGGCGCGAAGGTCTGATTCAGATCATGGTCTCGCTGCTGCTGCGCGGTAACGCCTATCTCCAAATCGCCGCGCGGGATGAGCGGAATCAGAATCGCCCGCTCCGGCTTCGCGTGCTGCACCCCGATCGGGTGGCCTGCGCATACGACAAGACAGGCATGCGCCAATACGAGATTGACCGTAAGCCGGTCGACTCCGCCGACATTGTGCACATCATCGGCATGAGCTACCCGGAACATCCGGTAGGCATGTCCGTGATCGAGCACGCACGGAATTCCATCGGTCTCGGCCTTGCCGCTGAGATGTTCGGCTCCCGATTCTTCGGTAACGGCGCGCACATGGCCGGCGTTATTGAGGTAGAGGCGGACCTAGACAAGGAAAAGGCCCGTGGGCTGAAGGAGTCGTTCACTGCCTCGCATGGCGGAGTCCAGAATTCCCATGCGGTCGGTGTCCTCTCCGGCGGAGCCAAGTGGACACCGATTTCGGTCGCCCCGGAGGACGCCCAGTTCCTCGGTACCCGCGCTGCTCAGACGTTGGATATTGCCATGCTGTTTGGCGTTCCGCCTCACATGCTCGGGCAGGTCGATAAGACTACCTCTTGGGGTACCGGCATTGAACAGCAATCAATGGGGTTTCTCACCTACACCTTGAGCGCGTGGCTTGGACGCATTGAGGAAGCGTGGTCAGCGATGCTGGCCAAGGGGCAGCTTGCCCGCTTTGATGTCAACGCGCTGCTGCGCACGGACGAAGCCGGACGTTACGCGGTTTACAGCTCTGCCCGCGCCGCTGGGATTCTGACCCGCAACGAGATCCGCGCCCGCGAGAACTATCCGCCTGTTGACGGCGGAGACGATATCGACGCTCCGCTGAATTCCAACGTCAAGCCGCTCAAGGATACGCAGGCTGGCAAGAGTCAGCCTACGGCAGACGCACTAGGGGCGGTTTTGTAATGGATCTATCCGAGCGGGCAGAGGCCCGCAATTCGACTGAGTCTCGCTCTCGTCCGTTCGATGGGGCGGAGCTACGCGAAGACTCTGGGGGCAACTCGCTGACGTTTACCGGCTATGCCTCCGTATTCAACGCGCCGTATGTCGTCAGCGACTGGCTAGGCGAGTTCAACGAGACGGTTGCGCCGGGTGCGTTTCGTAATTCCCTCGCTGCGGGCGCTGATGTGCCTTTCAAGCTCAACCATGAGGGCATGACCCTCGCTCGCACCAAGAGCGGCACCATGCGGCTTGCGGAGGACGACAAGGGTCTGCACGTTGAGGCAAGCCTAGACCCGCGTAATCCTCAGGTTCAGGCGCTTCGCTCCGCGATGGACCGGGGCGACATTGACGAGATGTCTTTCGCCTTCCGCGTGACCGACGACATGTGGTCGCCCGACTATATGAACCGTACGGTTACCGGCGCTGATATCCACAAGGGTGATGTCAGCGCGGTGAACTACGGCGCGAATCCCGCTACGGCGGGGGCGAGTCTGCGCAGCGCTGAGGTTCGGCGGTTCGCGAATGCGCTCAATCGCGCCGCAGACCTTGACCCGGAGACCAAGGAACAGCTTCTACACGTTCTACAGCTTGTTTCCGCCGCTGACGCCGCCGTTGACGTGGCTCAGCCTGCGCTAGCGGACGTGCTAGGGGTCGAGAACCCTGATATCGACGCTGCGCCCGCCACTGAGATTGAGGCCAAGTCGCCTCTCTCGCTGTATGACCTGCGCCTCCGCGCGCTCTCCCTTTAAGGCGCATCGGCGCCCATTCTGAGCAACTCCCCACGTGGGGAGTTGCCGTTACCCCCTGGAGTTTTACGTATGGACAAGCGCAAGCTTATCGCTGATCTGTCCGCCAAGCGTTCGGGTCTTCGCGAGGGTCTTGACAAGCTAGTCGCTGAGGCCCGCGAGGCTAAGCGAGAGCTGACCGACGACGAGTCGGCCCGGTTTGACCGTGAAGAGGCGGAGATCCGCGCCGCTGACGCTGAGATTCAGCGCCTAGATGAGCAGATCCGCGCGGATGAGCAGTATGCCGAGACCATGCGCCGGTACGCCCCGAAGCCGGGCGACGGTGTGACCAGCGAGCCGGAGGTCTACCGGCGGGGTGCTGGTGGGCAGTCCTATTTCAAGGACCTTTACCACGTCCGGCAGAACGGGGATGCGCAGGCGGCGGAGCGTCTTCGCCGGAATGACCGGATCGTCGCCGAGAAGCGAGCCATTTCGACCGCGAACGGCGCGGGTGGCGAGTTCGTTCCTCCGCTGTGGCTAGAGAGCGAGTTTGTGAAGCTCGCCCGTCCGGGCCGCATCACTGCGAACCTTCTGCCGACTCAGGCGCTTCCGGCCGGTACCGACTCTATCAACATCCCGAAGGTCAACACCGGTACTGCGACTGCTATTCAGACCACGCAGAATTCGCAGGTTCAGCAGACCGACCTAACCACCACGTCGATCTCTTCCAGCGTCTTCACTGTGGCCGGTGGGCAGACCATTTCGCTTCAGCTTCTAGAGCAGTCTCCGCTAAACATTGATGAGATCGTGCTCTCCGACCTTGCTGCGGCGTACGCGATGCAGTTCAACAGCCTGATCCTTACCGGCTCCGGCACTGGCGGTAACCCCACCGGGATCATGACCCTGGCCGGTACCAACGCCATTGACCTACCGGCGGCCTCCAACACCGCTGCTGGCCTTTACAAGGCTATCGGTAACGCGAAGGCGCAGATTCACACTAAGCGGTTCCTGCCGGCGGACACCATCATCATGCACCCGCGTCGGTGGGAGTGGCTAGAGACTCAGTCGGACACCACCGGTCGCCCGCTGGTCGTTCCTGCTGCCAACTCGCCGATGAATGCTCTTGCCAACCCCTCTGGCGTCGCCGCTGAGGGCTACGTGGGCACCATGGCGGGTCTGCCGGTCTTCGTTGACGCGCTGATCCCGACCAACCTCTCTGCGGACACTGGCGCCGACGAGGATGCGGTTCTGGTCATGCGTCGCGCCGACCTGATGGTTTTCGAGTCGGACATTCGCGCTGAGGCGTTCCAGCAGACCTACGCTCAGAATCTGTCGGTTTTCGTCAGGCTATACAACTACGGTTCTTTTCAGGCTGGCCGTTACCCGGGTTCGATTTCCATCATCACCGGTGCTGGTCTGACCGGCGACAACCTGTTTGCCTGATAGGAGCGTTCCCCAGTGCAGTTGATTTACTGGACTGGGCAGGACGTTGGCCTTACGGCATCTCCGCTGGACGATTCCGGCAGCCCCGTTGACGGGTCTGTGGTGGTCTCTGTGGCCGTTACAGACCCGTCCGGGGCCACCACCACCCCCACGGTCTCAGCGACCGTCAGCGGGGCGTATGGAGCCGTTGTCGAGTCCGTGGCGGCCCCCGGGGTCTGGCTCTATCGCTGGACAGCGACCGGCCCCGGGGTTTCGTGGGCAAGCGAAGGGCAATTTCAGGTACGGGCGCCCGGTATTGAGACGCTGGTCGATCTCGCGTCGGTTAAGGCGCACCTGAATATCCCGCAGACCGATACGCGCCAGGATGACGAACTACAGGGGTTCATCCTCGCTGCCGGAGAGCTTGCCCGAGACCATTGCGGCCCGTTCCTGCCCGAGATGCATACGCAGTTTTTCGACGGGGGCTATTCACGGATCGTTCCCGATTGGCTGCCCGTAAAGCAAATCCTGTCTGTTACCGAGTACTACGGCCTTTCGGCGTTCGCGATTACCGAACAGCCGCTAGGCGCTCAGATGGACGCTTTCAGCTTCACCGCTGATTACACGACCGGCGAGCTAACGCGACGCACTTTCGGAGGCGAAGCCGCCTACTGGGCGCGCGGAGCCAAGAACGTCAAGATGGTCTATATCGCGGGCCGCGACGAAGACGTGCCATACAGCATGCGCCTAGGCACGCTAGAGCTTGTCCGCCACCTATACCAGCTAACGCAGCAAGGCGGACGATCTCGCTTCGCCGGCAACGCGCTTGACGGAATGGATGGGCCCGCTGTTCTTACCGGCTTTGCCCTGCCTCAGCGCGTGATTGAGCTTTGGTCGCCATACCGAAGGGTGCCAGGTATCGCATGACCATTCCAACCTCTACGGCGCCCGCTGCCCGACAGTGGCTATACGACCAGCTCTCGGCGACGCTGACTCCCGATCCGCTGTCGCCCGCCTCGCAACTGCTCGTTTGCTTTGACGAACCCGGCCCCAATCAGCCGGACGACATTGTGAGCGTGGGCGACGTGAATCGCGCCTTTGAGCCCGGCTCGCTGGTCGGCGGCGGGGGACCGGGGTGGCTCCGTGAGCGGTACACCATCACGATCACGGTCGACGTGTTCCGGGGTGGGGACGACGCTCAGGGCTGCTACAGGCGTGCTCAACTGCTAGCCGATGGTGTGGTCAACGCCGTCCGGTCTGATCTGACGCTTGGCGGAGCCGTGATCACGGCCACGCCCATGAGCGATGCCGCCACTGGCGAGTGGGATCAGGACCACCTGGGGCGCCACGTCACCAGCACGATTGAAATTTCGTGCCTCGCTCAAATCTAAGGATCGCCAGTGCCCAAGTTCACATTCACTGGGTCGGTCCCGCTCTACTACACGTCCACCGGACTCTTCGCTGAGCCCGGCAAGTCGTATGAGCTGGACTCCGCGCCCGATTCCCGTTGGAAGGCTGAGGGCGGTTCTACCGCTTCGGCAGCCGTTCCCGCCGCTGAGCCCGAACCCGACACGCTCAAGGCCGCTGAGGCCGTTCTAGCGGCCCATCCGGAGCTTGCGGCGGAGGTTCTAAAGGAGGCTGCCCCGAATGCCTAAGAGTACTTCTCGCAGTTCACTCGGACTGGCCAAGGAAGCCACTCCGGGTACCGCGCTTGCGCCTACCGTCTTCGTGCCGGTTACCGGCATCACACCGAAGGACAACGTTACTCAGCTAGAGGACAAGGCTTGGCGCGGCTCTATGGTCGACGCTTACGGCGTTCAGGCCGGGCCGATCAGCGGAGAGCTGTCGTTCGACGGCGATGTCTTCCCGGACACAGTTGGCTATCTGCTGCGCGGCATTCTGGGGGACCTTACCGAGACCGGGTCCGCGTCGCCCTACTCGCACACGTTCGCGCTGCTGAATTCCGGCGACGGCCAGCCGCCTACCTACTCGCTGACCGATTTCTATGCGGCCGGTACTCGCGTCTACGCTGGCGCGAAGTTCAGCGAGCTGGATTTCAAGCTGTCGCCCGACGCGCTTCTCACCTACAGCGCGAAGGCCACCACCTACGGGAGTGCGACGGCCACCACTCCGACCCCCGCCTACTCCGACGCGATTCCGCTCGCCGCGTGGCGCTCGACCGTGAGCATCAACGGCGCGCTGTTCTCGGAGATGACTGACGCCGAGATCGATATCAAGCGGACCGTGACCGTGGTCAAGGCGGTTGACGGGACGCAGGGGCCGTTCTCGCTGTGGGCTGGTGCTGTCGCTGTCGACGGCAAGGCAACCCTTGTCATGGAAGACGACACGTACCTATCCAAGTACCTGACCGCCGCATCGAATCAGCTTACTTTCGATCTCGCCCTAGGCGACGGTTCGGAGCTGACTTTTCAGATGTCTAACGCTGTGGTTACCGCCGCCGACATCACGCGCGGCAAGGACTACATAGAACTACCGATCAGCTTCAAGGCGTACGCGAATACCACCGACGTGGGCGCCTCCGCCGGCTACGGGCCGCTGGTCGTCACCCTTAAGAACGCTATTGCCACCGGGAGTTACTAAGCATGACTGACGCCAAGCGCATTACCCTTCCGTCCGGCGCTACCGCTGATCTGCGCCCGGTCTGCGACATCACGGAGCGGCACCGCCGCCCTATCAAGCGACTACAGGCGCAGCTTATGAAGCTGACGGAGTTCGCTGAGGCTGTTCAGAAGGCGCAGGATAAGAAGCGGCTGAGCAAGGCGGATCGTGATGCGCTGGCCGAAGGTCTCGGCGACGCTTTCGACCCCCTGGAAGAGCTGAACGACCGGCTTGTCATTGCCGCTGTGCGCGGATGGTCGTATGACTTCCCGGTCGACTATGACAATCTGCTCGACCTGCCGGGGCGTGACATTGACGCGCTGCGCGAAGAGGTAGCCCCGTACCTTCACGAGATTTTCCCGGAGTTCGGCCCGAACAAGGACCGCGATACCCCTACTGGGGTCTAAAGCGCCTTCGGGGCGTTTTGGACGGAAAACATGAGTACTCGGACGACGAATGGCCGTCCGAGCAATACCGGACGTGGCGGCTTTGCACGCTGCTGCATTGCCGCCCGTCCGACCTTGAGAATGAGTCGGCGGTACAGCTCGACTGGCTGCTAGCGGTAGACGATGAAGTCGCCAAGCTCCGGCACGATAAGGAGAAGGCGGCTTATGGCTAGCAATGCGATAGAGGGCATTAGCGCGATCGTCCGGGACATTAAGCCGGACCTGTCGGAGCTGGACGCCATCAATAAGCGGGTAGACCGCGCCACGCTGATGGCAATGAAGGCGTCGCAGACGCAGGCTAAGGCAGTAGTGAAGCAAAGCATGCGGGGTCGTCCGCGCTGGGCACAGCGAGGGGCGATCGGCAGCGGTAAGTCTGTGCCCGCTGTGAATCTGCATCGCACGCCGAATCACATTTCCCGCAGCGGGGGAATCGGCAGTCTGACCGGAACGCTGCGCGGTGCGGTAGGTGGAATGAAGCGCCCCAAGCGCACGGGAAATGCCGCCTACTCCGGTGGGATCGGCGCGGGCGGTCCGGAGTCGATCACCAATATCTATCGAAAGATTGACGAAGGCAAGTACCCGTACATGCGGCCCGGCGTGCAGAAGGCACAGCCGAGAATGCGCGCGGCGTGGGAGCGGGCTTGGGCTAAGGCGGTGAAGAAGTAATGGCGCTGCCCCCCGTATTCATTGAATTCGTGGGCTCTTACAAGGGTCTGAAGGCGACGGTTTCCGGTGTCAAAAAGGAGCTAGCGACCGTTGAGGGCGAAGGCGGACAGTACATGTCCAAGCTTTCCGCCGTCAGCAAGGCCGCGCTTCTCGGTATCGGCATTGCCGCTGTAGGCGTGGCTGGCAAGTCGGTAATGATGGCTTCGCAGTTTCAAGCGAGCATGCTGCGAATATCGACCAACGCGGGGCTCCCTCGGTCGCAGATCAAGGGACTCAGCGACGACGTGCTGAATCTCGCGGGCCAGGTCGGGTTCTCGCCCGATTCGCTCAGCGAGGCGCTTTACCACATTGAGTCGTCCTTTGCCTCTACCGGAATTACCGGTCAGAAGGCAATGGAGCTGCTGAAGGTAGCAGCCGAAGGCGCGCAGGTCGGCGGGGCGGATCTGACCGACGTGACCAACGCGCTGAACGCTGCGGTGTCCTCCGGTATCCCCGGCGTCGAGAACTTCTCTCAGGCCATGGGCGCACTAAACGCGATCGTCGGTTCCGGCGATATGCACATGCAAGACCTAGCCGACGCGCTAGGCACGGGCGTACTCGCTGTCGTCAAGGGCTACGGCCTGTCGCTCAAAGACGTTGGCGCTGCGCTGGCCACCTTTGGTGACAACAACATCAGAGGCGCCGCCGCTGCGACGGATCTGCGCATGGCCGTTCAGGCTATGGCGGTTCCGGCAAAGGCAGGCGCAGAGGCACTAAACAAGATCGGGTTGACTGCGAAGTCACTCGGCGCGGATATGGAAAAGGGCGGGCTGAAGCTTGCACTTAACGATCTCGTCAACCACATGCGCAAGGCGGGCGTGACAGCGAAGGAACAGGGCGACCTGATTACCACGATCTTCGGAAAGAAGGCGGGTGGTGGTCTAGCGGTTCTGGCCGGACAGATCGATCGCGTGAATTCGAAGTATCCGGAGCTGTCCAAGGGCGCGAACGGATTCGGCGCTGCGGTAAACGCGAACAATGCAACCTTCCAGCAGAAAATGAAGGATGCGCAAGCCGCAATGGACGCGCTAGGCGTCAAGATTGGCACCGCGCTGCTGCCCGTCGCAACCAAGATTCTAGGTGGCATGAGCAAGGTTGTGTCCTTCCTCACTGCCCATTCCGGCGCGTTGATCGCTTTCTCCGTCGCGCTGGGTGCCGTGGGTATCGGCTTCGCCGCCGCATCCATTGCGTCGTGGTCGTTCACTGACTCGCTGCTAGCAGACCCGATCACGTGGATTGTCGCGGGAATCGTGCTGCTGATCGCGGGCATTGTTGAGCTGATCATGCATTGGAAGTCAATTGCCGCATGGCTTGACTCCGCATGGCACGACACGGTACACGCCCTAGGCACAGCGTGGCGCTGGCTAGTGAACGAGACATCGGCAGCTTGGCAGGATATCCAGAGCGGACTAAAGACGGCTTGGCACGCTGTGGCGAGCTTCTTTTCGACGGGCTGGCACACCGTGGTCGACCCGATCGTGAACGGCTGGCATTGGCTAGCCAATACGTCAGCCGCAATTTGGAACGGAATCTCTGGATTCTTCCGGAAGTGGTGGCCGCTTCTGCTGGTCATCTTCGCGCCGTTCATCGCGGTGATCGTCGCCACGTGGAATCACTTTCACCAGCAGATCATCGGGACAGCGGAAGCGATATGGAACAGGATTCGCACGTTCCTAAGCGTGGCGTGGGCGATGATTTCGAGTGACGCGAAGGCCGTTTGGGGCGATATCGAAACATTCTTCCGTCTACTGGGCCGCTCGATTTCCCAGCAATTCCACTTTATCTGGGACCCGCTGTCTAACTGGCTCTCGGGAATTTGGAATCGGACCAAGACTCTCGCCCGCTCGGCGTGGGGACTGATCGAGACCTACATAGTCAACCCGGTCCGGAGTGCAGCGCGCACGCTGGTCACTTGGATGTCAAACATCTACAACACGGTTACCGGGAAGCTCATGACGGCCGTTAACCGGGCTCGGGCCCTCCTTTCCCATTGGTATGACATCGGAAAGGCGATGGTCATGGGAATGGTCAACGGCATTGAGGGTGCGGCCGGGTATCTCTACAACAAGCTAGAGAATGTCGCCAACAATGCGCTGAACGCCGCTAAGAACTTCCTTGGTATTCACTCGCCGTCGCGTCTGTTTGCCAGCGAGGTTGGCCAATGGATCTCGCACGGCATCGCGCAGGGTGTGACCGACAACGCGCACGTGGCCACCAACGCCGTTCGTAGCGTCTCCGCTGCCATGGTCGGCGCGGTTGGCGGCAACCTCGGTACCGGCCTGCGCCCCTCGCTGGGAACCGCCGGCCTGTCGGGCGGACGGGTCGTCCAGAACGTCGTACAGGTTGAGGTCAAGGGCAGTGTGCGCAGCGACCGTGACCTACGTGACGTGATTCAGCAAGAAATGCTGCGCCTAGGCGGTCGGAACGCGACCACGTGGGCGCCGTACCGGCTCTAGTGCGTGGTTTACGGGCAACTCCTCACGTGGGGAGTTGCCCGTATCCGGAGAGGTTTTCAGTTGGCGAACATGCCCTCATGGCCCGTGCTGCTCTCTGAGTGGTCGGCCGCATACAATGCAAACGGCGGGGCGATGCCCACCACGTGGGTAGACGTGACTAACCGCTCGCTGACCTCCGACAGCGTGAAGCGCGGTAGGCAGTATGAGCTAGATCAGGTCCAAGCCGGAGAGCTGTCCGCCACGCTGCGGAACGATGATGCCGCGCTGGACCCGACCAACACGGCTGGGCCTTTCGCCGGGAAGATCGCCCCGTATCAGCCGTACCGGCTACGCGTGCAGTATCCGCCTACTCCGAACCTACTGACGTACCTTCAGGCGACCGGGGGAGAGGGATACGGCGCGGGTCTGATCCCGTCCAGCTTCGGCGTGCACTCCGCTACCGATTCGACTGGTGGGCAGATAGTCATACCGGGCGACGCGTGGGACGGGCTCAACGTCTTTCAGTTCTCGGTCGCGTCGAATGTGGGCGCCGGATCTCGTATCGGAACCCTAGACGCCAGCGTTTCCCCGGGGGCGACGTACACGCTTCAGCTTCGTGCCCGCTGTGCTACCGCTGGGGCAACTGCGATCGTCAAGCCGGTCATTGCCTTCTATGGCTCTACGGCGGGGGCGGGCCCAAGTCACTTCAAGTACGGAAGCGTCGTCAACCTCACTGGCACCGGGTGGACTTACATAACCGTGACGGTTACGGCTCCGGCATCCTGCTACGGCCTCACGGCGGGCCTCTCGACCGGCGGGGCGGCGGGGGTGGCGTACTCCCTACAGATGGACGGAATCCAGCTTGAGCGGGGCTCTACGGCCTCCCCGTGGCAGGCTCCCGGCACGTGGTATCCGCTGTTCTCTGGATTCGTTGAGCGCTGGCCATCCGCATGGAAGGAAGCGGGCGGCTACGGCACGGTTCAGCCGACCGCGACGGATGCTCTAGCGCTGCTGTCGCAAGTGAACCTCAGCGACTCGCTTACGGAGGAGATCAACGCCCACAATCCGCGCTTTCTGTTCAAGCTGAACGATCCGCAGGATAGCGCCAGTGCGGCGGACGCGACGGGCAATTTTCCTAGCGCTCCGGTAGAGAACAGCAAGTACGGAACGGGCTCGCTGACCTTCGGTACGCAGATCACGTCAGCCACGGCGGGCGGGGCGTTCACGGGGTCCAGCGATACTGTCATGACGCTAGCGAACCCGTGGGCCGGTCTGAACGCCATTTCCCCGGCCTCTTTCATCTCGCTTGACCGGGTGGGGATCGTGGGCCCGGCGAATCCGAGCGGGACATGGTCTCGCATGTTTGCCTTCCGCTGCACCACTCAGCCGAGTGCTGGCAGCGTGATTTGGTCCGCCTTCGGAAAGGGCGGTGGCTACGGCAATCCAGTGATGAACTGGTCAATCGTCCCGGTCGGCAGTGGGCACCAGATCAAGCTAACCATCTCCGGTCCGACCACCACGCACACGGATTTCTTCCCCGCTGGGCAGAGCGAAATTGCGGATTCGAATTGGCACCTTGTGATCGCGTCCTATTCGCACGCCAATGCCACGCTGATGATTTCGCTAGATGGTGTGACGACCACGTGGGCGAACTTCAATACGGCGCTTGAGCCTGTTGGGCTGGTCTGCGACAACCTGGGCACCTGGGCGGACAAGACGACCGGATACGGTGCCGTGTTCAACTACGCGGGCGATCTCGCATTTGCCTGCGAGTGGCCTACCGCGCTGACTTCCGACGACATGGGAAATCTCTACAGCGCGTGGCGATCCGCGTGCGCGGGCGAGTCTGCTGGGGCGCGCTACTCGCGCATTCTGCGGTATGCGGGTTACGCGGGCGCGGCGAACGTTGCGACCGGCCTTACCACAAACATGGGTCCGGCCACCGATATTGACGGCAGCGACGCACTCACGGCGCTTCAGAACGTCGTCACCACCGAGAACGGCGAACACTTCGTGGGCGCTGACGGAACACTCACGTTCCGGGGACGCGACGCGCGGTACAACGCGCTGACGCCGGTCTACACCTTCGGCGAGAACGGAGCCGGGGGCGAGATTCCTTACGAGGATCTGCAACTCGACTTTGACAGCACGCACCTAGCCAACGACGCCACGATTACGCAGAACGGCACTTCGCAGACCTTCTACGCGAAGGATGCGACTAGCATCGCCAACTTTTTTGACCGCACGTTCACGCGCACGGTCAACGCGGAAGATCCCAACGAGTGCCAGGATGCGGCTAACTACTTGGTTTCGCGCTACCGGAATCCGCTAACCCGTGTCGCCTCGCTGACGCTGAATCCAGCGGCGAATCCGGCGATATGGCCTGCCTGCCTGAGCCTTGAGCTAGGCATGCGGATACGGGTGATGCGACGGCCGTTCAACTGCCCGCCGATCACGCTAGATGTGTTCATCGAGCAAATCTCATGGGACATAGACGACAAGGGCGGGGTATCCCTTGTGATCCAGTGCTCGCCCGCTGATGTTACGCCCTACGCGCTCGTGGCGGCTTGGCACAGCACGCTCTACGCGGCTAAGGCGGCGGGCACCTACGGCTTCCCGGTCGGGCCGATGGACGGGAACAACAGCCTTGCGCTTGGCGCGGAGGTCTACCCCGGTACTCAACTGGTGATCGATCCCGGCCTGAGCACGCAGGAAACGCTGACCGTGGCTTCTGTCGGCGCCACCACGGCGGGCAGTTGGACCAACGGGACTATCACGATGACAACCGCGTCCAAGTATGCCCACGCCGCCGGAGCCGTCATCACGGAGCCGCTGCCGACCGGCGTAACCAACCCTGCGACTTGGGACAACAGCGCGGTAATCGACTCTATCGCGCTGTCCTATTAGGAGAAGACGTAATGACGGCTCGCACCGTTCCCACGATGAACCCGGTTTCGCCCGGGAACTTCCTGACTTCCTCGCTGTGGAATGGCCAGGTTACGGCGGTCGGAGACTTTGCCCTGACGCCCCCGCTGTTCCTGGGGTATCAGGGGACGGCTCAGGGGATCGACAGCGGTACATCTCTGGTTTCCGTGAATCTAGATAGCGAAGTGCTGGACTCTGAGGGTGGCCATTCCACCACCACGAACCCCTCTAGGTACACGGTTCAGGTGGCGGGCACTTACCTGTGCGTCGGCAACCTGGCATACCTCGGGAACACCTCCGGTATCCGATGCCTAGTGATCGCCAAGAATGGTGTCCGGCAGTCCTTTATCCAGCAGTCGACATCTTCCTACGGCGGATGGGCCGGGACGCTTACGTGCCTTGTCCCGTGCGCTGTCGGGGATTACCTAGAGCTACAGACATACCAGAATTCCGGCGCGTCCCTGAACACCGACCCGACGTACCAACAGAACGTGTCACTGTCCGCGCTGTGGCTTTCCAAGTAGGGAGTGCAAATGAGTTTGATTTTCGGGTACGACGTTTCCTCTTATCAGTCGGAGACCTTCCCCACCAGCGGCATTGCGTTCGCCATTGCGAAGGCAACCGAGAACACCACCTACGTCAACCCGCACTACGCCGGACAGCTTGCCCACGCGCGCGGGGCCGGGCTGGTCGTGGGGCATTACCACTTCGGCACTTCCGCCGATGGCGCCGCCGAGTTCGCGTGGTTCGCCCGGCATGCCGACGTTCGCGCGGGCGACATCATCGCTTTCGACTGGGAAGAGTCCAGCGTCTCGCAGGCTTCCCGCGATGCGTTCCTGAAGGCAGCGAAGGCGCATTACCCGCACAACCGGGTGATTCTGTACTGCAACATTTCGTATTGGAAGACTCGGGACACCGAGAACTACGACGCTGACGGGCTCTGGATTGCCGACCCGTCCCACGCTGCCGGACACCCGAACGTCAAGGCCGCTTGGGTCATTCACCAGTACTCCAGCGCGAACGGCATTGACCACAACGTCGCCAACTTCGCCAGCGAGGCAGCCATGCGCACGTGGGCCGAGGGTCTGATCCCGAAGGCTCCGGCAAAGGTGGCTTATCCGATCGTCGCCACCGAGACCGTTCACTACACCGTGACCCCGCGCGTGGCATTCAAGGCCGCTGGCAACATCACGGTGAAGCGGATCGGGCTCGCCGTGCGTGACAGCAAGGGCGGGCATCACGACTTCGGCGGCTCCGCCGTGAACGTGACTCTCAAGGCCGGGCAGGTCTGGTATCTGTCGCTTGAGGGTCAGGTTCTCGCCCCGGGCGCGTACACCGTTTTCGGGTGCTACCAGACCGCTGACGGGGTGTGGCACAACTGCTCTCCCGTCACGCTGAAGGTGTAAGCGGATGGCGGGCGAGAACATCACTCCTGACGCCGCGTGGGTAATGGGTTCGGTGGCGACTGCTCTTATTGCCACCGGACCCGCCTACATCACAGCGCGGAGTCAGAAGAGGCGCGCACGTCGAGAGCACGAAGAGACCCGCAGCACCGTAGAGAGCGCGATTCTCTCCGCTGTCGGCTCGCTAGACGGACGCCTAGACGAAGTAAGTAAGCGGCTCGACAGTATCCAGAATTGGCAGGCAGGCCACGCGGCGGACCACGCCGTGTACGGCATGCGAAATCGGAGGCTAGAGCGGCGTGACGACTCTGGCTAGTTACTGGTCGGCGATTTGGCCGAACCTCGCGGCGGACGTGATTTGGACCGTGCCGCTTTGGCTCTGGCACCACTCGCGCCTGAACCGAATTCTTGACGAACACACGCGGACGCTCCGCGAACACCTAGGGATTGATGACTGATGGCAAGCGTTTCTAGCAAGGTTTCCGCGTCCACCGTCGGCGCCAGCGTGAGCACCATGGTTCTTGGCATCGTCGGCCCGCACGTCTTCCCGCACGGTACCCCGGCGGACGTTCAGGGGCTGATCGGCGCTGCCGTGACTGCCGTGGCGACCTTCGTGGCCGGCTACCTTGCCAAGCATGAGGCGGTAGTCGCGGACGTTGAGAAGGTGGTCGACAAGGCGGAGGAGGTTGCGCAGGCCGTTCCCTTCACTCAGATCCGCGAGGCGCTGGCCGACGTGGCCCCGACCCCGGCTCCGGTCGCTGCGGTCGGCTCCTCCGCTGTGAGCGCGGCCCCGGTTGCTCCGCCTGTGGCGCAGGTCACTCCGCCGGTGGCTCAGCCGCTCGCCTGATCGGGTGAGTGGGGTCCGTATGACCTCTCAACGACAACATCGGAGGGGCCATGCGGAACATCGGGCTTATCGGCAAGATGGGCAGCGGCAAGGACACGGCGGCGCGACTGCTGACGGAGCGGTTCGGCTATGAGCGCGTAGCCTTCGCTGACCCGCTCAAGGACATGGTTCGTGAGGCTGACCCGATCGTCGCCTATGAACCGGCTGGCTTCGGTCCGCTGCCAATCCACCTGTCGGAAGTGCTTCGGCGCATGAGCTTTGAAGAGGCCAAGCGCGAGTACACAGAGGTCCGCCGCTCGCTTCAGCGCATCGGCCAAGGTGTCCGGCGACTTGACCCCGATTACTGGGTCAACTTGGCGCTTCAGAGCGTGCACGCTGCCGAGAAGGCGGGTTTTCCGGTCGTGGTGACCGACGTGCGCTACCCGAATGAGGCCGCCGCCCTAGAGCGCGCCGGGTTCCTTATGGTCCGGATTGAGCGCGAACAGCGCGGAGCGATGACCATGCGCGAGATCCGCGCGGCAATGCATGAGAGCGAAACAGCGCTAGACAACTACACGGCCGAGGTGACCATTCACAACGAACATAACGTGTCCGCGCTGCTGGCGTGCGTTGCGGAACTGCCCAATTTCTGACCCTGAGCCTAGCCCCCGTTACTGCCTGCCTCTGTGCAGCGCGGTAGCGGGGGCTCTTTGCGTTTGGGCAACTCCCCACGTGGGGAGTTGCGTGGGGAGTTGCGTGTCCCGCTTGACCCGGGCCCTGAGCCCGGCTACTGTACTTCTCACGGCAAGGCAGACACCAAACAAGGGGTGGCGGACATGGCGGCGAAGGCGAAGGCTCCCGAGGTTGACCAGGCCGACCTGCGTGACGAGATCGAGGGCGGCATTGAGCGCGTCCAGTCTCTCGCTGAGGCGGACAATACGGACGGGGCGGCGGAGTTGGCAACGGAGGTTGAGGGGCTGATCTCCCAGGTTCGCGCCGAGAACACCGGCAAGACGACTGCGCTCCGTAAGAAGCTCCGGGACCGGCTCCGCAAGGCAGGGCAGGCGCAGTCAGAGCCGAAGGCCGCTGAGGTAGAGCGCGCGCCGAAGGCTGAGGTTGTCGAAACCGGCGACATGGAACAGCTCATTGCCATGGGCGCTGACCGCGTCCGCGAGGTCACGGTTGGCAAGCTCAAGGGTAGCCGGCAGATCGCGGAGATCCTTCTCGACATCCGGCGGCGAATCATCCTGCCGGATGGCCTGCCGGACCTGAAGGGGGTTTCTCAGCGTGCCCGTGACCGTGGCGCAGAGGTCTATGGCCGGGTGCTCTCGGACCTACCCGCTGAGGGCGAGGACGACACGGCGGACGGCATCCGCGCTGAGATCAACTCGATCAAGAAGAGTGCTTGGAATGCGTTGGGTGACCTGCGAGTCGAGTACGTTCGGTCGCTCGACACTTCCGACGCGGAGGAGCTGAAGCCGTTCGCGTCGATCTTGGAAGGGCAGGACGGCAGCCCTGCCGAGCTGATCGCCGCCCACTACGATCTTGACTTGCGCACCCGCCGGGAGATCGAGCGGGATCGTCGGCAGGCGAAGGCGGCCCTTGAAGCTCGCAAGGCGGAGGGCGAGGAGATCAGCGAGGAGGAGGAAGCCGCCGCGCTGGGCGAGAAGGTTGTCAGCCCCGCCGACGCTGCGAAGGCCGCTGTGCGCAAGATCAAGGGGGCCGTGAAGGCGATCACCGTTGACGGGGTGGACGACACGGAGGACCGCAAGGCGATCCGTGAAGCCATCGCCGATCAGATCGACGCGCTTCGTCAGATCGCGTCGGAACTGATGTGAGGTAGCACATCACCAGCCCCCATCCGCCCGGGTGGGGGCTTCTCGTATGAAGGGACGCCATGACGTGTGTGCAGCCCACGTGACCAACACGCGGGCCGGCCGTGTATCGGCCCACCGCGAGTTTGGCACGGCTGAGCTAGCCGCACAGAACCTAGTGATCCTGCTCCGGTTCGACGGGTGGCCGGAGGACGAGGAAAGCACCGTTAGGCGGTTGATCGGTGGTGAGACGCTCGGACATAAGAACTTCGCATACCGCGTCGAGGAGCTGTAACCCGTCTCTGACGGCCTTTTAGCCCCGTTGGGTCCTAATGACCGGGCGGGGCTCTTTCGTGCCGCCATACGGGCGTATGGACCCGATTACGCAGGGTGACGCCGACATTTACGCTCCGTAAGCGTCGTCAGCGGAAGGGGATGGGTAAGGCATACCTAAGTGACGAAGTGACGATATGACACAAGATCCAGAATCCCTAAGACTTCTCTAAGGCAATCCGGATCTTCCGTCCGAACGTCACTTCGTCACTTCCCACCCGGCGGGTGAGCGAGGGCCGTACCTCCCTATGCAAGGCAGAACGCATAGGAGGTTCCCGCGTGGGACAAGTCACTACGGTCAAGCGGGCCGGAAGCCGCTTCTACGTCGACCGAGATAAGCCGTTGGTCACGGTGCCCGGTGTTACGTCCGTCATCGGTATGGGCCCGAAGCCCTTCCTGCAATTCTGGTCCGCGAAGATGGCCGCCGAGTTGGCGGTAGACTCGATCGACTTCGTGAAGGAAATGGCGAGCCGGGATCGGCAAGGCGCCATTGACTACATCAAGGGTGCGGCAACCCGCTACACAAAGACCCGCGCCAACGTCGGCAGCGACGCGCACGACCTTTTCGAGCGCATGATTCGCGGCGAATACATCGGGCGCGTCCACCCGGACCTTGAGCCCTACCGGCGGCATTTCGCGGAGTTCCTGGCCGCTGTCAATCCTGAGCTTGTCCGCGCTGAGGATGTCGCCTGGTCGGATGAGCACCAGTACGCCGGCTCCTTTGACGCGCTGTTGCGGGTGTGGGTGAACGATGACCGAACTGTCGACCCCACGCGCAAGACCGGCGAGCCGATCACGGTTGTTGCCGACTGGAAGACCTCTAAGGGCACGTACCCGGACGTGGCGCTTCAGATGTCGGCATACGCCCACGCTGACCGGCTGATTGACCCTAACGGCGTCTCAGAGCCGTTCCCGGAGGTTGACGGCGGCGTGGTGCTGCACATCACCCCCGACAGGTGGGAGTTCAAGCCCGTAGACATCAGCGATGAGGTATTCGCCTACTTCCTCGCGCTCCGCAAGACGTTCGAATGGGACCGGGACGTGTCTAAGCGCGTTCTCGGCAAGCCGCTCGCTGAGTCGGGCGGGGCTCTGGTAACTGGCACTCAGCGAAGGGCGAAGTGACGGCAGAGAGTCTGAACGGCTACCACATCGGGCAGACCGTAGAGGCGCGATGCAGCATTGACGCGGATTGGGAAAAGGGCACGGTCGTTTATCTCGACCGCGCCGACGCGGAACTTCCGTACGGCGTCGACTGGGCGGACCGCTCCGACTGGACTTGGGTGCGCCCGAACAACATTCGCCCGGTGGAGGGGGAGCGCGCTCCGGGGCGACTCCAGTACCGAATTGGCGAGACCGGCAGGTTCGGCGAGTGGCGCGATGTGGTTGCAGGAGCGAACATCCCGATCCCGCTACACGGTTCGCGGCTTGTGTTCCGCGAGGCGCCGCCGCGTACTGACGCTGAGATTCTGGCGAAGCTTCGGGAACGAGTCGAAAAGGCGAATGTTGTCGAACTCACGCGGAACAACCTTCGGCGTGTACTGAACGGAGACTTCTGATGTTCCTTGACCCCCGTCTCGTCCGCGCCGCCAACCGCCACGTGCACAACGGCCCGGCGGACAAGAACCCCGTGTTCCGCCGCACTGCTGCCGGTCTGGTCGAGATCAGCGGCGGCATCCTGCGGTACTCGACCACGACTCCGGAGGCCAAGACCAAGTGAACAAGGCTCGCATCGTGGCGTGGGTGGCCGGCTTCCTGCTGACGGCGGGACTGGGGACCTACGCCCGTGCGGCGGCCCCCTGCTCAGCGTTGGGGTGGCTGCCGACTAAGGACATTCCCGCTCGCTGCCTGATTTGGAGCAAGTAATGGCGCGGTACATGCATCCGGACGACAAGCACGTTTACCGCGCTGTCATCACCATTGACGGCCGTACCGCGCTGATGGGTCCGTTCACCAGTGAAGGCGCGGCGAAGGCGCTTATCACCCGCGAACAGAACAGCTATTGGAACCGGGACCGAGAGGTTTCCGGCCGTGTCGAGTCTTCCCCGCTGAATTGGAGCGCCAATGGCTGAGTTCGCCGCGTGGCCGAAGACCCCGCGACTTTTCCGGACGATCGTGGTTACCGAGAAGATCGACGGTACCAACGCTGCGATACACATTGAGCGCGGCACAGACGATACGGCGATGAATGGCCGTGCGAACCACGTGCTTGTTGATGGCGATTGGTACGCCGTGAGTGCGCAGAGCCGCAAGCGGCTGATCTACCCGGGCGCTGACAGCTTCGGCTTCGCCGCGTGGGTGTTCGCCAACAGTGAGGCGCTTGTTCGTGCGCTGGGTGTCGGTACGCACTTCGGCGAGTGGTGGGGGAGCGGTATCCAGCGCGGGTACGGTCTCGCGCCCGGCGTGCGCCGATTCTCGCTGTTCAACACCGACAAGTGGCGCCACCTGTGGGACAACATCGGCGGCGTGCGTGTCGCTTCCGTGCCCGTGCTGTATCAGGGCGAGTTCAGCGAGACCGAGATCAAGCATTGGCTTCGCAACCTGGCTCAGTTCGGCTCCGTGGCCGCTGACGGTTTCGACAGGCCCGAAGGCATCTGCATTTGGCACTCACAGACGCGCTCCGTGTTCAAGGTGACCCTTGACCACAACGACGCCGGCAAGTGGGAGCACGCGGCGGGTTAGCGGGGTCCGTACCCCATAGCAGAGGGGGAGAGCGGCCGGAACGGTCAGCAGATGGCTTCGGCCACGTGGACATGATCGCACCCCCGCTCGCCCCTTCCCAACCACGTGTGAGGAGAGAGCACATGTACAGCAAGCCGGCCGTGACTCCCGAGGAGATCGTCAAGGCGCTGGGCGAGGCGGTTGCCGAGAAGGGCGCCGACTTCGTCTACCAGCCGGAGGATTTTGCCGGATTCTGCAACTACGTGCACGGCGCAGACGGGCCCCGCCCGGTTCCCGGGTGCATCGTCGGGAACGTGCTTCACCGACTCGGCGTCCCGCTTGGCGAGCTGGCCAACTATGAGCGGCGCGACGCGTACTCGGTCGCCAATGCGCTGATTGAGATTCAGGCGCCGGACGGTGGCCGCAGCATCCGGGAAAAGCTCTCCCTGATTCAGGTTGAGCAGGACGACAGCATGCCGTGGGGCGAGGCGGTTGCCTTCGCTGGTGTCGAGCTTCCCGAGCTTGTCGCCGCATAACCAATAGAACGACGCAGGAATACGGGAGCGGGCAATACGGCCCGCTCCCTTCGTTTTGAAAACTGGAGAGAGAACGCATGCCGATCCGCATTTTCGAGACCGACCCTGAGGCCAAGCCCGCCCCGCGCGCCACGTTCGATGACGGCACTATCGGCAAGCTGCACAGCGGAAGGCAGGTCAACGGCCGACCGGTTGCCATTCCGAACTGGCGCTTCACGACCGGTGACCACAACGTCGCCGCTGCGCTCGCTGAGCTGTTCGGCGTGTCCGTGGTTGACACGGAGAGCGAAGCTGAGAATCACCTTGAGATTCAGACCGACGTGGATTCATTCGAGGTGATCCTCGCCGGGGTCGACGCCATCGAAGACGACATGAAGCTTTGGATCAACAAGCAGTTGGTACACCACTGTGACGGCGTCGAGTTCCTTTCGCCGGATGAGAAGCGCGGAACGCCGTGTGGCTGCCCGCGCTTCTTTAAGGAGCGCAAGGAAGCGGCGAAGACCTTTCAGGGCCCGTCTCCCTCAATCAAGGTGATTTTCCGCCTCGCTGAGGACCCGGAGCTTGGGACCTTCGCCTACCAGACTTCGTCTTGGACTATGGCCGAGGTTCTGCACGAGTACGCAGAGGCGCTGTCTCAGGTGGACGGAGAGGCGATCGCCGACATGCACCTTGAGCTTGTCGAGTACACCACTAAGGCCGGGCGCGCTGTGAGCTTCCGGAAGCCGACGCTGAAGCGCATCCGCTCGTACAACGCCGCGATTGCTGAGACTGCCTAGCCATGAGCAATACCTACATCCCCGGGGCGCTGCTCTGGCGGATGACTCTCAAGGGGGCGACGGACGACGAGATTCGTCGCCCCCTTTGGGAGTTCCCGCCGGAAGCACGCAAGGCGGTACTTCACGAGCGCGCTAGGCGCTGGGGAGTCCCTAGCGCTGACGAGGATTTCGACCCCGAGTACCACTGAGCATCGAACATCAGGAGAGAGAGCATGTTTGAGCGAATCAAGGTGGACGCGATGACGGTTGCGCAGACGCTTCGCGACACGGCAGCGGAGCGGCCCGACTACGTGTACGAGAACCCGGAGGGTCTGACCGGAGACGGAATCACCACTTGCTTCTACGTGCACCCTGACGGGCCGGGATGCCTGGCCGGCACGGCGCTGCACAAGCTTGGCGTTCCGCTGAGTGAGCTTGCCGAGTGCGAGGGGCAGGGGGCGTCCACCGTCGCCACCAGCGTGCTCGACATCCGGGGCGACGCTGGGAACGTAGTGATCATGCTCGCCTACGCGCAGCGCCGACAGGACGGCGGGGATTCTTGGTCGGTCGCTGTCGAGAAGGCGGAGATTCACGCGACTGAGGCGCTGGTCTGATGGGCAAGCGGGGCGTGGTCACGGACTACGCGGGCGCGGAGCTGTACGCGGGTGATCTCGTTGCCTACGCAGCGAGGCAGGGCAATCGCGTCCGCATGACCGACGCGGAGGTACGCAAGGTCACCACGCGGAATGACGGCGGGCGACTCCGCCCGATGCTGCTGCTGAAGCCGACCGGGCATGAGAGCGGATTCACCCGGCGGCGGAGCATGCGGGCGGCATGGGTCAGTGCGGAGCACGTGCGGTTGATCGAACCGGGCGCCTTCCCGGTGGAGTCGCTGAGGTAGCAAGACGGCAATAGGGGCCGGATGACCATGACGGTTGTCCGGCCCCTTTGCGTTTCTAGCAACTCCCCACGTGGGGAGTTGGAAGGGGAACAGTGGACAAGTGCATAAGCGCTACGCGGGCGCCAGCGTTGGGAGACGTGCGCGCGATGGCGGCGGGGGACCGGATCATTCTGCGGCCGGACGCGCCTTCTCGCGCTGACTGGCCGCGCTACGTGGACGCCATCGGGGTGGCTATTACCCGTGGCGCTGAGGTGAGGCAGACCGAGTGACCACATGCGAGCTATGCGGGCGGGATAAGCCCGCTGAAGACTTCCTAGCGGGCAAGGCTAAGAAGCCGTCCCGTGCCTGCGGCGAATGCAGGGGAAAGCGCCGGGGGGCGCACATAAAGAACTACTACCGCAGGTTGCCGCCGGACAAGCGCCACACGCTCACCCACAAGCGGCGTGCGGTCGGCTACGGCGTCGACCATGAGGAGTACAGCCGGACCGCGATTCTCATGCGTTGGCGCTGGCGCTGCTGCTATTGCGACGAACGCGCAGAGCACCTTGACCACGTGCACCCGCTGTCTAAGGGCGGAGCTGACGCGCCCCGGAACATCGTTCCCGCGTGTGCGAGCTGCAACCTCAGCAAGGGTGCGAAGACGCTCGCTGAGTGGGTGGAGTCGTGGTCGGGTTAGTGAGGTCCGTACCGGGTGACAGCGGATAGGAGAGAAAGTGCAGTTCACGGAAATTCTCGCCCGGTTCGGCGAAGTCAGCGAAGAGAACGACGGGGGATATCTCGCGCTGTGTCCGGCGCATAGCGACTCCCATCCTTCGCTTCGCATTTGGCGGGGCGACGACCACAAGGTGCGAGTCACGTGCCGCGCGGGATGCGCCCCTGCTGACGTGGTCTACGCAGCGAAGCTGGAATGGCGGGACCTGTTCAACGCGACGGGCGATGGGCTGACGGTGGCTAAGGAAAAGCCGGAGCTTGTCGGCGTGGCGCACACGGCAAAGCTTGAGTCCTACGTTCAGCTTGCTTCACAGAACCTGAGGGGGAGCGGCAGCGAGAACGCGGATATCGCAGCGGCGTATCTTGAGAGCCGGTTCGGGATCACCCCAATCAGCTTTGAGGAGTTCGGCCTAGGGCTAGAGGATGGCGACACCAAGAGCGATTTCCCGTACCGTTCGCGCGCCTTCATGGAGTACCCGCGTATTACTGTTCCGCTGCGGAACTTCGATGGCGTGACGGTCGGCTTGCAGGGGCGTGATATCAGCGGGAAGTGCCCCGGACGCTGGGTCTCGCTGATGAACCCGAAGGGGCACCGTTGGTCGCCCTACGGCTTCTTTCGCGGGCAGGGTGGCTACGGGGTCACCATCGTGTCTGAGGGGCCCGGAGACGGCCTCTCAGCCGTTTCTGTGGGGTACGACGCGGTAGCCGTGCGGGGTGCTGCTCTCGCCGGCTCGCCGGAGCTGATAGCGGAGCTTGCCGAAGGCTTGCGCGGATCTCAGGTCATCGTGTGCGGCGACGCGGACACGGCGGGGGAGGGATTCGTCAGGCGCCTTGCTGAGGGCTTGGCACGGCACGGGATAACCGTCTACACCCTCCGCCTTCCTGCGGGCGCCGGCGACCTCACGGAGTGGCGTGAGCGGGCCCCTGACGCTTTCGCCTCTGAGCTTCACTCGGCAGTCAAGGCCGCTCAACCGGCAGCCGCAGCGAAGGCAGCTCAGGTCAGCGAATCGCTGTCGGACCGCACGGGCGCCGATGTCGTGTCCGTCGACCAGGGGCAGGAAGCAGCCCGCGTACTAGGTGGTCTGATCGAGCGCTACGGCGAGTCGGACGCCATGAACGCTCACGCGCTGGTCGCTTGGACGGACGGCCGGATCAAGTACGCGAAGGGTCTCGGGTTCTACGTGTGGAATGGCCACACGTGGGAGCGCTCAGAGGTGAAGGTACGCCAAGAGATTCACCGCATGGGCGCCGCGCTTGTGCTCGCTGGCAAGCTGCCTGAGTCGCGCGGCTTCACCATGACGACACGCATTGACGCGCTGATGACGGAGCTTCGCAGCGTGCCGAGTGTGCACGTGTCGGCGGACGATTTCGACGCGCGCCCGGATCTGCTGGCATTCCGCAACGGCACGGTTGATCTCCGTACCGGTGAGCTGATGGCGCACGATAAGGCGCACATGCTGACGCAGCGACTCGATATCGACTACCGGCCCGATGCTGAAGCTCCGCGCTGGCACCGGTTCATGGAAGAAATCTTCCCCTCGCACCCGGGGCTTCCCGAGTACATGCAAACCCTGGTGGGCTACGGCATCACCGGCTCGACCGACGAACAGTGCTTCGCAGTCCTCTGGGGCAAGGGAGCGAACGGCAAGAGCGTCTTTACCGACACGCTGACGAACGTCTTTCAGCGCGTGAGCGTGACCACGCCGTTCGCCACGTTTGAAGACAAGGCATCCGGCGGCATCCCGAACGACCTTGCTGCGCTGCGCGGGGCGCGTCTTGTGCTCGCCAGCGAGGGGGAGAGCGGTAAGCCGATGTCGGAGTCCGTGCTGAAGCGCGTCAGCGGAAAGGACAAGGTAACCGCGCGCTTCCTGCGACAGGAGTTCTTTACGTTCGCGCCGACGTTCCTCATCATGCTTGCCACCAATTACAAGCCCAAGTTTCGGGGGCAGGATGAGGGTCTGTGGCGCCGAGTCAAGCTGATCCCCTTTACGCGGTACTTCGCCCCGCATGAGCGGGACTACGACCTTGACCGGAAGCTAGCGGCTGAGGCAGAGGGCATCGCGGCTTGGGCGGTCCGTGGCGCTGTCCGCTGGTATGCGGATGGGCTCAAGGACCCGGAGGTGATCAGCTCCGCCACGCGCGAGTACCGGCAAACCTCGGACGCACTCGCCGGTTTCTTCCCGGGCGTGCTGACTCAGGCTGACGACTCGCACCGGCTTCCGGGATCCGACGCCTTCAATCGGTATCTCGAATGGTGCGAAGACGAGAACCTGCCCGCTAAGGAGCGATGGACCCGCCGTGCCTTCTACGACGCGCTGGAGGAGCGCGGCATCACCCGAAAGAAGACGAACACCGGCATTGCGCTGATCGGCGTCCGCCTCGCTGATGTCAAGGAACCGGTCAGCGGACCGGGGATTTTCGCCAAGTAACCGGCCCGGTTCTGGGGGCAACTCCTCACGTGGGGAGTTGCCCCTTTGCGTGAGGAGAGACATGCGCACCTACTATTTCCCGCTCGCCGGAGAGGGCGTTCCGGTCTATGTGCCGGCGAGCCGTGACGACTTGGTGGCTTTCTTTGAGTGGTTCAAGCACGCCGCTCAGCGCGGACCGATTGCGCTCGACACGGAGACGACCGGACTCGACATCTTCTCGCCCGGCTACCGGCTGAGGACAGTTCAGTTCGGGCAGGCTGACCAGGCGTGGGTTATCCAGTTCGAGCGTGGCGGTAGCTTTGAGCGCTACGTGAATACCGCGCTGTGGTGGGGCAGTACGCGCTTCCTGATTCACAATGCACCGTTTGATTGGCTTGTGCTGGATCGGCACGCGGATGCTCCGCTTGAGCACATGGCGACCCGCACCACGGACACGAAGATTCTCGCCACGCTGATTGACCCGCGCCAGCCGATGGAAGGCGGGATCGGTACCGGCCTCAAGCCGCTAAGCGCGCACTACCTTGACCCGTCCGCGCCGGACACGCAGGCAGACTTGCACAAGGTGTTCCGTAGCTACGGCTATACGAAGGCGACCGGATGGGCACGCATCCCGCTAGAGGATGAGACGTACCTGACGTATGCGGGTGGGGACGTGATCCTTACCGCGCGCATTGCGAAGCTGCTCACTGCGGAGCTTGACGCGCTGGGCGTACGCAAAGAGCTTGTCGAGTACGAGCATGAGATATCCCGGATCTGCGCCACTATGCAGCGCACGGGAATCGTCCTCGACCGGGATTACGTCAGCGAGCTGGACACCCGGCTACGGGCCGACGAGGAACGCTACACGGCCATTGCCCGCCGGTACGGGGTGACCTCCGTCAACGCGTCCGCGCAGGTTGCCGAAGCGCTGCTAGGGATGGGCGTTGAGCTTCGCGAGAAGACGAAGACCGGCGCCTATAAGGTCGACAAGGCTGTGTTGACCTACCTGGCGGATATGAGCCTTCAAGGTGAGCGGCTGGACGTGCGTACGCCGAACCCGCTCGCTGAGGCTGTCTATCACGCGAAGCGCGCGGGTAAGTGGCGTTCCGCCTATGTGGACACGTTCCTTGAAACGGTGGACGCGGACGGCCGTATCCACCCGATGATCAACACGCTACAGGCGCGTACGGGACGCATGTCCATCACGCGTCCGGCGCTTCAGACCCTGCCGTCGTCCGATTGGGTGATCCGGCGGGCGATGCTTGCCGATCCTGGAGAGGTGTGCGTATCGGTAGACTTCGCTGCGGTGGAGCTTCGCGTTTTGGCAGCGCTGGCGGACGTGCGCCGTATGAAGGAAGCGATCAGCGCGGGGCGTGATCTGCACAGCTACACGGCTGAGCTGATTTGGGGTCCCGACTTCACGCCGAAACACCGTAAGATTGGTAAGGGTGCGAGCTTCGGCAAGGTCTACGGCGGCGGAGCCGAGACGATCAGCCGGCAGACCGGTGCGCCCATCTCCGAAGTCAAGACGGCGCTTACCGCCTACGACCGTGCCTATCCGGAGATCAAGCGCGCTGCCCGCCGCTGGGAGCGTGAGGCACGTCACAACGGCATGGTAACCGTCACGGTCACCGGCCGCCGTCTTCCGCTGGACCCGGAGCGGGCATACGCAGTGACCAACTATCAGGTGCAGTCAGCGGCGCGCGACGTGCTGGGGCAGGCGCTCATCACCATGGATGAGTCGGGTCTGCTGCCGTACCTGCGCCTGCCCATCCATGACGAAGTGGTGGCGAGCGTGCCGAAGGCTGACGCGGAGGAGCTGACCAGGGAGATTGAGCGCTGTATGCGGATGAACCTCGGGGGAGTGCCGATCGACGCTGAGGGCGAGATTGGCGGGCGATCGTGGGGATCGCTGTACGGAGCAGATTTTTAGGCAACTCCTCACGTGGGGAGTTGCAGGCTACGAAACGGTAACGGCCGTGCCCGGTACGGGAGTTGGAGTCATCCCAAAGTAGGAGACGCCTGTACCGGGAGTGACTGACCGATGGGTAAAGTGTGAAAGGTCGTTGCTCTTTTAGAAGAGAACGGCGTACGCTCGTCACCGAACCGAAAGCGGAGCGAACACCTCCCCTCAGGTTGTGTCCTACGTCACACACCATCCGGGTGAGCGGGGTCCGTACCCCCATGTGACAGCGAATCAGAGAGGCACTTCCGTGACAGACACCATCACCCTCACCCTTGAGACCGTTCGCGCCGCTCAGGCCAACGACCTTGCTGCCGTCGGCGAGGTTCTGGCAGCCCTTGAGCCCCGAGTGAAGTCGCTCGCCGACCAGCACGCACGCCGCGTCGGCTACAACGTCGCCGAGTACCGTGAGGAGTTCGAACAGGAGGCCCGCGTCAAGGGGTGGGAAGCGCTCGCCCGGTTCGGCGAGGCGGAGTCGATCGCGGAATTCTTCGGCTTCGTCTACACGGTCATGGATGGCGCACTCAGGGATTCCGTGATGGCGGAGCGGAATCCCGGGATCGACGCGAAGGCTCTGCGGATCTTCGCCCACTGGGTTCGCGAGTGCGACGGAGACGTGTACGAAGCCGAGAAGCGCGCGCAGGGTCCGGCGCCGGAAGGCGTGACTATGAAGCGGCTCAGCGCCGACCGGGCGTACGCTGCGCGGCTCGCCTACACGGGAACGCTCTCGCTGGACGCTCCGGCGCACGACCAGGACGGGGCGACCCTCGCGGATCTCGTCCCGGCGGAGGAGTGGGTTCCCGAAGACCTCATGGATGGCCGCGACCGTGAGGTGATCGCTCGCCATGAGCGGGCGGAGCGCGTTCACCACGTGCTCGACAAGATGGGCGAGAGTCAGTCGACCGTACTGCGCGGCACCTTCGGTATCGCCCCGATGCAGAAGTTCAGCAGTGCGCGTGGCGAGAACGCAGATGATCTGCTGGCCGCCGAGATGGGTGTCCCGAAGGCGCACGTGCAGACCTACCGGAACAAGGGGTACCACGCTTTCGCGAAGCGTTGGGTGCCGATGGTCTCGCTTGGCGACGAAGACGCGGCGGACTGGTGGAGCGCTTTCCAGAGCACCCGGCAGGCTGCCAAGTAGCCCACACACCACCGAGTACCTGAGCCGCCCGCACACGCCTGTGGGCGGCTTTCTCATGCCATTGGAGAGAGCATGCGAGTTGACGTTCTGGCCAGCACTGTCATGTACGACGATCCGGCGCTAGACGCTTACGGGTACGACCCGTACCGGAAAGCGAATAGTGCGCAGTACGACGCGGAGGAAGCTGACGCGCTGGCGGAGTTCGCCGGCCGCCTCTGCTACAAGAGCTTCAGCCGGCCGAATCCGGCTACCGCCGCGAACCGTGGATACATGGCAAACATCCTCGCTCAGGGGCACTACAGCGTACTTGAGCACGCATCTATGACGTTCCTTGTTCGGGGTGTCTCCCGCGCGCTGCTGACGGAGCTTACGCGGCATCGCCACCTGAGCTTCAGCGTGGTGTCTCAGCGGTATGTCAACTACGCGAACAGCGAGCCGGTTATCCCGCCTGCGGTTGCTGACGACGACAATGCTGCGGGACTTGTTCGGTACGCCTACTTCAACGCACGGGGGGTCTACGTGGCCCTGGTGTCTCAGCTCATGGAAAAGGGACTGTCCCGCAAACAAGCCCGCGAAGCCGCGCGAAGCGTCCTGCCGAATGCTGCACCGGTTGACATGGTGGTTACCGGGAACCTCCGAGCATGGCGCGATGTTCTCGCGAAGCGCTGGCACGAAGCGGCGGACGCCGAGATCCGCGAGTTCGCCGGTCTGGTGCTCGGGCACCTTCGCGAGTTCGCACCGAATTCCGTTCAGGACATTCCCGAGGAGCCTTACAAGTGAAGCCGACAAGGCTACTGGTCGCGCTGCTGTTGGCCGCCGGCGTCATGCTGGGAGTCAGCGCATGTGATGACGGTCCGCCGTGCCTCAGCGGGCATTACGACCTGATCCCCATCTTCAATGGCAAGACAACCACCCTAGTCCCCATGTGGACGTGCGATGTGTGGGGGAAGGAACCGGCTAAGAAGTGAGCGAACGGCCCGACTGGGATGCGTACTTCCTCGCTGGCGCCGAATGGGTGGCGACCCGCGCTGACTGCACGCGTAGTCAGGTGGGCGCCATCCTGGTGAACGCAGCCCATGAGGTACGCGGCACAGGCTACAACGGGGCGCCAGCGGGCGTACCGGGCTGTGCTAGTTCCGGCGCCTGCCCGCGCGGAAAGCTGACGGGTGACGAATGTGCACCGAATAGCGATTATGCGAATTGCATCGCTGACCACGCGGAGCGAAACGCTATACGGCACACTCCGCCGGGGGAGTTGGCGGGGTCTACGCTGTACGTGACGCGCGAACCGTGCCCTTCGTGCCGGACGCTAATCCGGGCGTGCGGAATAGCGCGTGTGGTAGCTCCGGGGTGATATCATGAACCCTCGCATTGTCAAGATGCCTGAGGGGGCAATCATGATCGAGGCAACGGGGCGGGTTGGCTCGCTGAAGCTGGACAGCGGAAAGCTTACAATCGTGCACCGAAGCGTCCGCGCCGGGCGTGGCGAGATCACGATCCCGGTCGAGAACATCACGTCAGTGGAGTGGCACCCGGCGGGCATCCTGTCTGGTTACATCCGGATCAAGGTTGCTGGCGTAGACCCGCGCCCCGGGATCAAGCGGCGCGACATAGCGCGCGACCGATACGCGCTGCTGTTCAAGCGTGGCCAGCAAGGCGCCTTCGAGGCAATTCGCGAGGCGCTTGGGCGCTGACCTGCGGGAACTTGGGCCCTCACTTTGTGGGGGCCCTTTCGCATGTCTAGCAACTCCCCACGTGAGGAGTTGCGTGCTACAGTCGTGCCAACGACAGCGAAGGGGGCAGCGATGAATGACGAACACCGCCGAGAGGTACGCGAGGAGCTTTCGGCGTCGTGGGGGAGCGCGTACGCGGCCATGATTGGGCAGGCTGCCGGAGTGGCCTACCGCAAGGGTCGGCGAAACGAGTACACGCGCGGCCTCCTGGATGCGGCCGGATACGTGCTGGTTGCAAACGGGTTCTCTGCCGTTGAGGCAGCCAAGCAAGTGATTGCCGATTGCCAGCGGTTCCGCGAAGCCTGTGCGGCGGACGACAAGGAGGGGGACCGTGTACTACTGCCCTAACTGCGGAGAGCAGACCGTGACCAGCGAGCGGGGTGCCCTGTGCAAGCCGTGCGGCGAGTACGAGGGCGAGGCTCGACAGGAGTACCTGGGCACGACCGAAGAGGGACGGTACGAGCTGCTCGGCCTGAACGACCTATCGTCGGACTTCGAACTTGACGACTACGACGAGTTCAGCACATGAGTGCTCCGCACGCCTAGAAGTAGCCGCACGCAGCGAAGCCCCCGGACCAAAAATCCGGGGGTTTTTTCTTTGGAGAGCAGTGACACACGTGTGCTGCTGGTGCTAGAGTCGTGCCAACGACAGCGACAAGGGGAGCGGAAATGGCCACCACGAAGACCACCTACTACGCCACTTGGAACGGCGAGACCGAGAAGCGCACCAGCGCCCGGACCTACACGCACGCTGCGGTCTACCGCCGGAACGACGGCGAAGAGGTCATCGGTTCCTTCCACTCCAGCGAGGCGCTGGCCGCGAAGGGCACCAACGGTTGGAAGCCGATTGCGGTCGTCCCGGTCACCACCGAGGAGCCCGCGCCGGTCGTCGCAGAGGAGCCGGAGCCGGAGGCCACCGAGGAGAGCGCGCCGGAGATCGCCGGAAAGATCGCGACCGGCAAGCGCGGGATCTACGTGCTGATCAGCACTGACGGCCGGGCGTTCGATCTCGACACCTTCGGCCCCTCGCCCTGGTACTTCCGCCCGGCGGGGGAGACGACGGCCGATGCGGCGGGGGAGATCACCAGCGAGGAGTTCTACGACCTGGGCACGGTCCGCTGTTCCTACAGCACCACGCACACGGCGATGCGGATCGGAGCGAGCCAGGTTATCGATGGCGTCCCCGCCTGCGACAAGTGCGCCGAGTTCTACGCGGCTCAGCAAGCCCGCTGACGGCCTAACAGACGGGGGCGGGTATAGTTGCCCGCCCCGGACCCGAAAGGCGCTTAGAAGGGCGCCCAGACCGTGTAAGGGATAGTTACATGGCTAAGCTGAACATCACCTCCGTGTGCAACGTCACCGAGGGCGCGGAGCGAAGTGTTATGATCGTCGCCGTTGACGAGCTTCGCGGGCCGGTCGAGATCCGCATGTCGGAGGAAGAGGCGCGTTGGATCGCCGCCTCGCTGAGCCCGATGTACAAGCGCTGGATTCAGGAGGATGGCGACACCGTCGACTAGATAGCAAGCGAGTGCCCCGGGCCCATACAGGGTTCGGGGCATTTTTCGTTTCTAGCAACTCCCCACGTGGGGAGTTGCCCAGAGGTTCGTTAGCCTAACTAAAGAGTTCCAACGTTGTGACAAAAGTCCTTCGTTGTACGCATCATCCATTCCCCATACTTACCCATAGGTAAAGTTGAGGTTATAGGGACAGAGGGGACAAGGTTGGACACACGGATTGTGTGCGGCATGCGGGTGCCGGCTGACTCGCCGGAATGGTGCCCGTGCGGGAACGGCGCAAGGACGAATACGGCAACGATCTGGATTCGTGGTCCGGGTATGGCGAGCCGCTTTACACGGACGACGGTAAACCGGTCATGTGCGGCACTGGCGTCGTCACGCCCGCCGAATTCTTCAAAATCCGCGTTCTCATACGGGAGCGGATCAATCCGTTCACCCGCCGTGGCGTCCGGGCCGGAACGTATCTGCTGAACCCGGTGCTCAAGTGCGGACGCTGCAAAGGGCCCATGCACGGGGGCGGAGGCAAGTACCACTGCTCTACCCGGTCAGCCCGTGGCCCGGCCGTGTGTGCGGGCGTGGTGAGCCTTAAGGACCGCCTTGACGGCGCTGTTGAAGCCGCATGGATAGGGCACGTCTCCGCGCTAGAGCCGGATGACGACCGGCTGTACGAGATTGGGCGCCACTGGCTCAAGTTCACGGACCCTGAGACCGAGGGGCAGGTAACGCACGCCAGAGAGGCGCTAGAACGGGCTCAGGAGCGCCTTACGGAGCTGCAAGACCGGTACTGGAATCCTCCGGCCACGGGCTACCGCATGAGCGAGGCGGATTACGAGCGACAGGCACTCAGGCTGTCCAAGACGATCGAGGACCTTGAGAAGACCGTGAAGGCTCTCAGCGCGACGGCGGACGTGCCGGCACTGCTGGACGCGGAACAGATCCGGGAGGCGTGGGAGAGCGCCGACCTACACATGCGGAGGGTGTTGCTCCGCGCTGTCTTCCCGAAGGGCATCGTTCTGAGGCCCGCTACTAGGCGTGGCGATCTGACCCCGATCAGTGAGCGCCTTGACTTCGATCCGGCTTGACAGCGGGTGGTTGGGCGGGTGATCGCATCAGTAGAGTGACGATTTAATTTTCAACCACCTACTAGCCACCCCCTCTGACCTGCATAAAGTGACGAAGTGACGATTTGACTCAAAATCCAGAATGTCTATAGAAAACCTATAGGTAATCCGGATTCTCCGTCCGAACGTCACTTCGTCACTTTTGCTTTGAGAGCCCTCCGGGCGCCCAAACGGGTGAGTCAGGTCCGTACTTATAGGTGAGGGCGGGTTCCCGCGCACGAAACTACGTAACCGGCGGACAGCGGACCCCCTCAGACCGCCCTAGTAGTTGCTCCGCTTCGCCCTCTCTCCCGAAGCGTCTCTAGAGCACCTAGGGCCCATGGTGTGTAGCTCAGTAGGCAGAGCGGCGGATTGTTAATCCGCTAGTCGCAGGTTCGAATCCTGCCACATCAGCGAGTCGCGACAATAGCGCTCTGACCGGCGCAACGATAGCGACCAGAGGCAAGCTCAAGGTTGAGCCCCGCCCGAGTAGCCACGGCTAGTCACCCTGGCGAAACGGCGGCGGGTTGGTTCGATTCCAACTGTCTCGCTGCGGAGGACTGCTGTCCACTTGCGGTTATCGCCGCAAGGAAGCGGGTTGGATTCCCGCCTGCTATTGCTGCACAGACTCCTCCGGGATTTCTGGGCCTTTTCTAGGGGCGTTCCGTAGGCTACCGGCCGGAAGCCTGCCCAAATGCAGTGCGCCGGAAACGGTTCACATCCCGGACGACGGCGGAACCCGTCCGGGCAATCCACCCATTCCCTGGTGGTCTGGGTTTTCGGCGTAGGCGCTGGGACGCAAAGCGGTCTGTAAAACCGCTGTACCTGAGACTAGACGGGTTCGATTCCCGGATACGTCACTTCGGCCGCTTAGCCCAATTGGCAGAGGCGTCAGACTTAGGATCTGAAGGTTGGGGGTTCGAATCCCTCAGCGGCTACCACACTCGGCAACTCCCCACGTGAGGAGTTGCCTTTTTCATGCCCGGAGGGTGGCACATGACGTTCAAGACGTACCCGCTGCCGGGAGACTTCGGGCTAGTCCGCATAAGCGGCCTTACTGGCGAGCTGGTGAGCGCCGGACAGCGGATCATCGGCTCCGGTAGCTATTACACGCACGCTTTCGTCGTCGTGGGCTCTGGGAAGACCGTGGTACAGGCTCAGCCGGGCGGAGCCAAGCTGATGGACCTAGACGACGCACTAGGCGGTCGCAAGGCCGTGTATAGCGCCTACGCGCTCACGGAGGAGCAGCGAATCGCCATCCGGCGCGCTGCCGTCTCGCTGATCGGCACTCCGTACAGCTTTCTGGACTACGCGGCTATCGGTGCACGTCGCTTGCTCGGCACGAAGGGCCTTGAGAGCTACGTCGGCAGCACCGGCCACATGATCTGTTCCCAGCTTGTTGACGAAGCCTACCGGCGCGCTGGAATCGAGCTATTCCCGGGTCGGATTGCTGGGGACGTTGCGCCGGGCGATTTGGCGCGTCTGATCGGAGCTTGACCCATGGCTATCTGTTCCCTGTATTCCGGCTGTACGAATACGGCCGTTCTGGTCTGGAAGCGCCGAATGACGGCGGATGAGCTAGCAGCAGCGCAGGCACAGCAGCCCGACAGCAGCGTCACGGAGGCCAACTCCTATACGCCGCTGTACGGCTGTTCTGAGCACCTTCTGACTGCCGACCTAGCGGCACAGATGCACGCCAGTACGTGTACGTCTCCGAACCTGGCGAACCTGCCTAGCTGTGACTGCCGGCCTGAGGTAACGCCTTCGGTGGCTGAGCAGTAATGCCGCAGCGTCCGTGTATCCGCTGCAAGCGGCTCACCCGCAACGGCACCCGCTGTGAGGCATGTGCCGCTGTGTGGTCCGCTACCCGTGGCAGCTCTACAGCCCGTGGCTACGGCTCTAGGTGGCGCGCTATACGGCAGGCCGTACTAGACCGCCATATCGCGCTGTACGGCCCTGTGTGCCCCGGCTACGGCCGTCCTAGCCATGAGTCTGATGACTTGACGGTCGACCACGTGGTGCCTAAGGCGCGTGGTGGTGGTGATCACCCATCCAACCTAGCTGTCCTATGCCGAGGCTGTAACAGCAGCAAGGGCAGTGCATAGCTCAGTGCATATATGCAGTGGCTGAGCCGCATATCTGACAGTACATCAGGTAGCACAGTGACACAGAGTGAATCTGATGGCTACTCAGAAACAGTGACAAGGCTCTGACCTGCGGTTTTTCCAAATCAGCTGACACACCATCAGGTATGGCTAGCAGTGCTAGAACACAAAACCGCAGGTCAGAGGCTGTTTATGCAGTCACGGGGGGTAGTCGAAAGTCTAGCAGCATGATCAAAAAAGACCCCCGCCCCTGGGGTCAGACATCGCTGCGAAATTCAGACCCCGATTTTCCTTGATCATTTCGCCGGGACGTTCGGCAGGATGCATAACCATGCACGGAGGGTGGTGCGACCATGCCTAGCGTTGGCCGTCCGCCGAAGCCGACCGAGCAAAAGCGCCGGCTGGGCAATCCGGGACAGCGGAAGCTGCCCGCGAAAGACGACGTTGCCGCTCTAGTGCCGCTGGGTGCCTCTGTGCCGCCGGATCTCGGCCCTGAGGGTGCCCGACTATGGGAGAGCGTCACGCAAGCCGCTAGCGCGTGGCTAGCGCCTTCTGACTCGCCGACGCTCCGCATGCTGTGCGAGCTGTATGACCGGCGCGAGATGTTCAAAGAGCACCTTGACCAGAACGGCCCGTTGATCATGCGTCCGGCCGATGGTCACATGGTCGCTAATCCCGTCGTTCAGATGCTGGCGACGGTCGAGAAGCAGATCACGGACATTGCCGCCTCGCTCGGCCTTACCCCCGCTGACCGTACGCGGATGGGATTGGCGGAGGTCAAGGCGCAGAACGCTTTCGAAGAGATGTTGTCCCGCCGCCAGAACAGGGGGTAAGCGTGGGTAAGCCGTACATCCTCACCCACGTTGACCCTGCCGACGTTCAGCGGGGCGACGGAGAGCGTTTCCTAGAGTTCACGCAATTCATGCGGATCACCAAGGATTCCGTGGGTGGCTCGGCTGGCGAACTGCTGGTCATGCGCGGGTGGCAGAGCGAGGCAATCGGCCGGATCTTCGCCCGTAGGCCGGATGGCAGACTGAAACACCGACAGGCGCTGTGGCTACTGCCCCGAAAGAACGGGAAGTCAGCCCTAGGCGCCGGTATCGCGCTGTATGGGCTGTTCGACGGACCCAGCGGCGGAGAGGTCTACTCCTGCGCTGCCGACAAGGAACAGGCGCGGATCGTCTTCGGTACAGCGAAAAAGATGATCGAAATGGAGCCCCGTTTCACGGGATACTTCAAAACCTACCGGGATGCGATCGAATTCCTGCCGACCGGCAGCGTTTACCGCGTGCTGTCTAGCGAGGCGTTTACCAAAGAGGGCCTAAGTCCTCACCTAGTGGTTTTTGACGAGGTGCACGCACAGCCGAACCGTGAGCTATGGGAAGTTATGTCCCTAGCAACCGGCGCACGGCGCGAACCGCTCATGCTGGGCATCTCTACCGCTGGCGTGAAGACGGACAGCACGGGTGGCGACTCGCTGTGCTACACGCTGCACCAGTACGGACAGCGGGTGGCCTCCGGCGAGGTGACCGA